TGCAAGACGTGAGCCAATGTTGATCGCCGTCACGACTGCCGGCGTCAAAGCAGATTCATCTGGTCAAGATTCAATCGCGTACAACCTTTACCAATACGGAAAACGTGTGGCACAAAAGGAAGTTATAGATACGAGTTTCTTTATGGCTTGTTGGGAAGCAGAAGCGGAAGCAGACCACCATCTAGAGGAAACTTGGAAACAAGCAAACCCTGCCTTTGGTGATTTGAATGATCCCAAAGATTTTGCAGCGATGGTCAAGCGAACGCCAGAAGCGGAGTTCAGAACTAAGCGGTGCAACCAATGGGTGAGCAGTCAAACGGCGTGGTTGCCAAACGGTGCATGGGAGCAACTAGAAGTTAAGCGTACTATTTCGCCAGACGTTCCAGTTGTTTTAGGTTTTGATGGTTCATTCTCTGGTGATGCTTCCGTAATTGTTGGCGTTACTTGTGAAGAACAGCCGTATGTCTTTATGGTTAAGGCGTGGGAAAAGCAACCTGAAGATGTAGATGATTGGCGCGTGGACATTCTTGAAGTTGAAAATACGATCATTGAATTTTGTGGAACTCATAACGTGAGAGAGATTGCTTGCGATCCTTTTAGGTGGCAACGCACAATGCAGGTACTAGATGAAGCAGGATTCCCAATAGTTGAATGGCCTAGCACTTCGCCAGCGAGAATGGTGCCGGCATGCAGTAAATTTTGGGATGCTGTTGTTGGCAAAAAATTATCGCATGATGGCAACCCACTACTTTTAAGACACTTACAGAACGCAGTTGTTAAGACCGACAGACTAGGGCCGCGCATCGTGAAAGAACATAGAGGTTCGCCGCGAAAGATAGATGCCGCCGTTGCTAGTATCATAGGATTTGATAGGGCAACTGTTTCCAGAGAAGAACCCGTTGTGCCACAGTTCTTTAGTTTCTAGGAGTTGCTTTGATCCCGTCTATCCTGCAAGCAGTTGGTTTAGCAACAATCTCACTAGGTCTAGGTTTGTTCATCCTGCCATTAGGAATAGTCGCAGCCGGCGTAAGTATTTTGCTAGTTGGTATTGCATTTGAGAAGGGTCAATAATGCTAGGAAATTTAACAGGTCGTAACGAAGAAGAACGTGCGATCAGCTTTCAATCCGTTTGGGGAGCAGGCGATTCTTTTGCATTCACAACTGAAGCCGGCACAAACATAGATCAGAATCAAGCAATCAAGATCAACGCTTTCTACGCCTGCGTACTTTTAATTTCAGACACAATCTCTACGCTTCCAGTTGATTCATTCATTAGGCGTGATGGTGATCGCATACCTTACCGACCACAACCAAGTTGGATTCAAAGACCAGACGTAGACCTATTGCGTTCAGAACATTATCAACAGGTTTTGATTTCGCTATTGCTAGACGGCAACGCTTTCATTCGTGTGTTCCGCGATAACTCTGGTCAGGTCATTAACCTAGTTGTAATAGACCCCTACCGCGTTCGTGTTACTCGCAACAAAGTAACTCGTGAAATTGAATACATAATTGACGAGTATCAAGAAGCACCAGTAATGAAGCAAGACATGATTCAGATTACTGAAATGCGCAAGGCTGGCGAACTGCGTGGAATGTCTAGAGTTACAGAACTCAAAGACAACTTGGGTTTGTCTAGTGCCTTGCAATCCTTTGCTTCACGTTTCTTTGGTCAAGGTGCAACAACTTCAGGCATCATTGAAACGCCACAAGGTCTTAACAGCGATCAGGCCAAACAGCTAGTTGATGGATTCAATTCACGTCACAACGGATTTAGGAAAGCACACAAGACTGGACTGCTTACAGGTGGCGCAAAGTTTGTAAGAACTGGCGTGAACCCTGACGAAGCGCAGATGCTCGATAGCCGCAAGTTAGCTATTGAAGAAGTCGCAAGAATGTTCAGAGTTCCACCGCACATGATTGGAATAACAACACCGGGCGCAATGTCTTATGCTTCCGTTGAGCAGAACAACATTAACTTCGTAACTCATACCTTGCGCCCATACGTTGCAAAAATGGAAGATGCGTACAGCGCACTATTGCCAGCAGGCGCGTTTATTCGTTTCAATGTAGATGGATTACTTCGTGGTGATTTTGCTACGCGCATGAACGGTTATTCAATTGGATCGCAGGCAGGATTCTTAAGTGTTAATGACATTAGACGTTTCGAGGACTTACGGCCTGTTGATGGTGGCGATGTTTATCGTGTGCCTTTGGCTAACGTGGATTTGGGCGCAGCTTCTTTGGTTGAAACTGACAAGCGCGTTACGATGGCACAGAAACTTATTAACTCTGGTTTTGATCCTGCTGGCGTTCTATCTGCTCTTAGCCTGCCAAAGATTACGCATACGGGTTTGCCAACTACTCAACTTCAAGCAATCGCACAAATAGACCCGTTAGATCCTGAGTCAGTTTATGGAGTTAAGTAATGCAGAACCCGGCAATCTATAACGTCACAATGTATCAAGGCGCAAGTTTTGATTTGTCACTAACTTGGAACGTCAATTCACTTCCAGTTAATCTAACGGGTTATACAAGTCGGATGCAGGTACGAACCAGTTACGATGCAGCTTCAACAGTTCTAAGTTTGACTAGTGGTACAGGAATCACATTGGGTGGAACTGCTGGAACGATTCTTATAGCCGCATCAGCTGCGACAACGGCAGGCGTTGCAACTGGTCAATACGTTTATGATCTTGAAATGGTGTCTGGCGGTAGTGCGGTGACTCGTTTAATTCAAGGCACATTCCTAGTTGATCCAGAGGTAACGAAGTAATGGCTGATGCAACTATTGTCATTGCGGAAACTAACGCAAGCGTTGTAGTTACTTCTGATACGTCTGCAACAATTTCCGTAACTGAAACAACGGCTAATTTAACAACATCGAACGTAGGCATTCAAGGCGCATCGGGAGCAACTGGTGCAACCGGGCCATCTAATGTTTTATCAGTTGGAACAGTTACAAGTGGAGTTACTGCAAGCGCAACAATCACAGGCACAACACCTGCGCAAGTTCTTAACTTGGTTTTGCCTAAAGGCGATACAGGTGCTACTGGTGCAACTGGTGCTACTGGTTCAACTGGAGCAACTGGTTCTCAAGGCATTCAAGGCATTCAAGGCATTCAAGGACTTAAAGGTGATACTGGTGCAACTGGTGCGACAGGGCCACAAGGAACTTCAGGTGGAAGCTCTACGCATTATCACTACAAAGCTAAAACAACTTCAACAAGTGGTGATCCGACAAGTAACAATCTTGGTTGGAATAATACGACACAGGTAAGTTCTACTGCACTAAGAGTTAGCCATTTAGATGCCGATGCTCAAGACGATAGCGTGTTTCTTGATCTAATAAATCAATACGATGTTCTAATCATTCAAGATCAAAATGATTCAGCCAATTATCAAAAATGGGAAGTAACTGGAACGCCTACCTACAATTCAACGTGGGATTTATTTCCAGTAACTTTAATTGCTTCGGGTGGAGTTGGAACAACTAACTTTTCCAATAATCATTCTGTTCTATTTATCATTGTTTCAGTTGGTAACGTAGGGCCACAAGGCCCGGCAGGAGCAACAGGCGCACAAGGCGCACAAGGTATTCAGGGCATTCAGGGTACTCAAGGTGTTCAGGGTGCAAGCGGTGTTGTATCAGTAACCGCACCTATAACTAACTCAGGTACAAGTTCAGCTGCGACCATTGGTATAGATCAAACTGCTTTGGCTATTACTCCAAGTCAGGTGACAGGTACGGCGGTAATCACAACTGATGCTAGATTATCTGACCAACGTACTCCAGTAGATAACTCTGTTACTTCTGCCAAAATAGTAGATGGAACAATAGTTAACGCAGACATTAACGCAAGTGCGGCTATTGACCCAACTAAAGTATCTGGCACAGCAGTTATTACAACTGACTCACGACTAAGCAATTCTAGAACGCCAACTGCTCATGCTAGTTCTCACGCAAGTGCAGGTAGCGATCCAATCACAATTGCGCAATCACAAGTTACGAGTCTAACTACCGACTTAGGTGCTAAAGCACCAACTGCTAGTCCAACCTTTACTGGAACTGTAGTTTTACCCTCCACCACATCAATCGGTAACGTAACATCTACTGAAATTGGTTATGTTGACGGAGTAACTTCTGGAATTCAAACGCAATTAGATGCTAAACCAACACCATTTCTAAACTTTAAGACAGGTGGCTTTTACCGTTCTCCTTATCCTACAACAACCGCACATCCAAATCCTGCCGCTAATGATTTTGTTTGTGGTGCAATATTTGTACCAAATCAGTTAACAGCAACCAGTTTAAGTGTTAGGGCTAATACTTTTG